TTATAATTACGTTTAGACATACCGCCCGCGCGTCCAGATACTTCATAGATTGCACCCGCACGTGATTGGTTTACAAGTCTATAAATTGAAACCCAACCGTTTGGTTGACTTTTAGCGTTGCCAATAATGGATTTAATTCCATTTTTAATAATTGAAGTATTGTATTTAGGAAAAGTTCCAACTCTAAACATTGAAGAACTTTTGGTGATTTGCTTAGAAGAATCTTTGTATGTCCAACCCTTACGTAACCCTACGACACTGCCAGCATCGGGAACATATGCTTTAGCTTGTTTAACTACAGGAGCAAGATATGCGCGAGTTTCACGGTTAAGATTATTTCGTAAATCCTTGTCGAATTGCCCAAGAGCCCGCATCATTTCATGTGCGCCTTGAACTACGACTGGCATTTTCCATCCTTCTTGAATCCTCTTGCAGTACGTCAATAATGGATTTAATCATTACTTCATCTGCATCTAATAAATCTTTTATGGGTAAGCCTGTCCTAACTGCCAGCGTAGCTATTAGATAAGTCAGGCTTTCCCTATTTACTCTTTTGGGGAGTCGTCTACTACTTCCACGCTTTCTAACGTTTGAATAAACTTCTCACCGAATAATGAAACCTCAGAACCAGCAACAAGAAGACATTTCCAAGAAAGCCAATAGATGTCCGACTGCCTTTGGTCTTCGGTAATCGCTTTATAAAATCCTTTACCAGCGTGTTGTTCAAAAGCGTACTCTATTGCTGGAGTAATTTTATGAACAGACTCATCACCATTTACCAACTTGATTTTAAGACTTGCCATTGTGTAGCCCTTCTATTTGTAGTTAGATTACCAAGTACCTGAATCTGAAACTGTTAAAACGCTGTTGATTGTAAATGTAATATCTTGAGTTGAGATATCACCAACTGCGCCATTAACGGGTGTTAGGTTGTTAATCAAAATTGTACCTGAATACAGTTTGTTTGTAGCAGAAACAGTAGCAGAACCCGCTGACTGTGTCTGAACAATCTTAAACGTTGCAGATGTACCATAAGTTGATTCGAGAGTTGAAAGAACCGATGCAGTTGGAGTTGTTGCTGTATCGTTCAAAAAGCTCACGGTCAAAGAATTTGATTCGAGTCCTTTTACGTAACGATGAGAAAAATCGCCCATACTGGAAACTTCGAGTTCATCAAATTTTTGGTTTAATGTAATGCTTTTTACGTGGTCACTCAAATCGACTGAGCCAATTTTCAGACCAACGGTATTATTTAGAAAAACTGCCATTTGTTATTCCTCTACTTTCTTCGCCGCTGGCTTTTCTGCTTTGGCTTCTGGTTGTACCTGACCGACTTTAATCAGGAATGCTAGGTCTTCCGGTGTGTAATCACTCATGCTGCTATCCAATTCGCTAGGGTTTCAATCGACATTTCAACAGATAACATTTTACCCGCATCATCACCCAAAACTGTGGGAGCTGAGATGTTAACGACGTTGAAAACTAAATCTGCTGCACCTGACAATTTCTTAAACACTTCTACCGTCATGTTTTCGATGTTAGCCAGAGATGCTTGATTGTCATAAAGTTCTGTTGTAATAGTCAAGCGTAAATGCGCCATAGGACTAATTACTGTGTGGGTGTTGTTATTGCTTGTAATCATAGGGTCATCCCACGTAATAATAACTGAATTCGCCAACGGGCTGGCAGGTGGGTATGAAAATACCTGCCAAACCGTTGGGTTATCTAAACAAGCGGCAACAGTTGAACGTATCGCTGTGACGGCAGCGTATGCCATTTCAACCAACCATTCCGCGTGGATTTAGATGTGGCGCAAGTAATCCTCTAACACGTGCAAGTAATTGTGAAGACATTGTAAATGGTGATGGTCCAAAATCAGGGGATACGCCACCAGCATTGGACTGTTGACGTGATTGGTACACGGAAACTGCAACCATCATGGCAGCTTCACGAATTTCAGGGATTGCACCATAATCTGCAGAATCACCAAATGCTTCACCGGCTACCTTGCCGTATGGCATGATTTGATGCCACGGATTATCCGCTGGGCTACCAGTAGGTGTGTATTGAATGATTGAATATCCGCGTGGGTAATTCCAATTAGAATATGGAAAAGTATTGAAGTATGGAAGCGTTCCAGAACCATTTGTCCACGGATACGTTCCAGTAATAGTAAATGTGCCGTTATAAGCTGTTCCACATCCGGTAATAGTCACGGATTGTCCATACACATAGGTAGGATTTGCGCTCATAACAACATAAGCCTTGCCGCTATAAATAGCAGCTGAAACAACTGGGAAAGTATTAGTCCAAAGTTGTTTGGTAATAAGATTTTCTGCCGTAGAGCATACCTCTTGAAGCATTGTATCGCTGTAAAGCGTTCCAATACCTAAGTTAGCGCGCAGTTCTGCAACTGTGACAAACGCGGTCATGCTCTTTCCTTTCTTATCGGGTCAACCCCGGGCAGGGCTACTAACCCGGGGCGACCGTACTATTTGCTAATTAAGCAACGTTAAAACGGCGGATTCCGCCAGCATTTTTCACAAGCAAGCTACCGTATCCATAAATGGCGGTTTGTACTTGCATGTTTCCAACATTGTTAACTGAGAAGTAAGATGTTGGTGATTCGTACCATGTTACTGCAGATGGAACGATAATAAATGCTGAATCATCGATAGTTGTTGATACAGCCTGATAGTCAACATACAAATCCAATCCAAGTACATTTCCCTTGATTGAAGTTGGGTTTGAGTTACCTGCTGAGTTCATTGGTGCGCCAGCGTTGTAGATTGGGCGACCTGTTGTATCAACTGCACCCATTAGGAGTGACCATTGTGAAGTACCAGCAAGGTAGTTCTGTGCAAAATCAGAAGATGCTGAATATGCAAGAGCTGATTCTGTTGAAACGAAATCAATGATTCCTGCAGAAGTTGCTGCATAGTTCTTTGTTCCGACAGTTCCGCCAGCAACAAGACCAGCAAGAATTGCTGCATCGATTGATTTCAAATACGCAAGTTCCATTTGTTTTGCCAATTCGTCAAAAAAGACCGGCGAACTTCTTTCAAGGAGCTCAAGTGAAATCGTATTTTGTCCTGAATATTTTTTTACGGTTCCCGTCAAATACTGTGTAGCCATCCCAGTATCAGAAGGTGTACCGGCTTCTGCTGTTACTGCAACAGTAGGTGCAACACCTGAACCGCCGCCAGCTGATGTAACCAATGATGGAATTTGAAAAGTCATTCCGGATGTTGGAAGAACTCCACGGCTAACTGCATCACGTGCAGGTGCTCCAAAACGGTTATTTGTATAAAGTTCTTTCATGTATTGAATTGGATTAAATGCAGGGTTTGTTGTACCAATAGAGTCGGCTGCTGCCTGAACTACTGTTGGGTCTTCTGCTGCTGCAATCCATTCACGAGATTCTAAATCACCTTGTGATGCGTAAATCTTGTGAGCTACATACTTACCCATAGTGTCAATACCATGACGTGTACGAGTAATTGAATCGCCATAAGGTACTGATGCCTTAATGGTTGGACGTGAGGCTTCCGCTGGTGCAGCTGCCTCAGTTGTTGCGGCTGCTGTGTTTTCTGACACGCTTGCCTCACTTTCTGTTTGGGTTTCGGATTCTTCCAATGCCTTTTCTGTCACTTGAATTATTTTCAAGGCTTCAACTGCATCGGAAATTTTCTGGATTTGTTCGTCTTCCATGTTTTCAAGATTTTCTTCTGCTGTGTCATCTTCCATCGTGTCACCGGCTTGCGCTGCTACATCTGAAACGCGAGCTGAGTCAAATGCGGGAGTTTCGACAAGAGATACTTCATTGAGACGACTTGCTGTAACTACCATTGTGCCGTCTTTACGTTCTTTTGATGCAATAACTTCTACACCGACTGAAAGACCGTCAAGGAGACCTTCTGCAGCTTTAATAAGGAAATTTTCACCATCGCGGCTAGCTGAAATCTTAAACGTCGCGTACATTCCGTCTTCCGCTTCGTGAATAGATTGAGCGCGTCCAATGACTCCCGATGCTGTTTGTTCATGTTGCGCGAGCAACTTTATCTTGGATACGTTCGGGACTTGAATGGAGCCACGCTCAAATATAACGGAACCAGCACTTGTCATGCCCGGTGTTCCGAAAGGTACAATTTTGCCAGAAATAATGCGGCGACCTGCATCTGCGGCTGTTACTGTTGCTGAAAACTCAAGCTTCATTTGTATTCCCATCTGGAGTTAAATCTTCCATTGCTTTTGCTTGGTCGACTGTAATTAATTGAAGTTGTAGCAATTTTTCTGTTACTTGTAAACGTTCTAGTGGGTCGTTGCGCAAATATGTTTCATCTACTGCAAAACGAACTACTTGACCACGTGGAGTCAAATCATCAAGTGAAAGACGGTCTTCAATAGCTGTAATGTAAGGTTGCAATGTATAGGCGTGGAATTCCTTGCGCTTATCAAGGATATTGCTGTATGTATTGCTTCTCATTGTTTCAGCTGAAAGATATGTGGCATCAACGTTCATCATGCGACAAATTTGCAATGACATGTTTTGGATTGCTTCGTTGTACATCATTTCCGCTGGAGAAAATTGTGTAGGGGTGTACGAGAGAGTGCTCGTTAAGTACGCCGTACTTTTCGCCAAACGTGCGGATTTCCAAGTTGACAATAAACCTTGAATTACATCATCTGGAAGGTCAGCACCATCATTTTTTATATAACCGGATGGTTGTGGGGTTTGAGAAGCAATAGAAGCTGCTTGTTCCAAATTCGCTGCAGCCGTAATTGTTCTAGAGCCTCTGAGTAATATGCCCTGGTCGAGATGTTGGAAGGTAATGAGACTGCCCACGCCGCTATCTGGGACTCGTTCGGCGTTAACCATATAATAGTCAACTTCGGCATTGTATTTATTAAGTTTAAGAGTAACACGGTCGTTCTGTAACCATTCAAAGCGGGACGGACGATTATTAGCATCGACATCTGTAACTCTCCAGTACGCGACCCCGTACATGATTAAACTATCGACTGTCCAACTTATCGTAATTGAACGTGGTGCGCGCTTATCAGGTTGACGAACCCATAATGGAGCGTCTGTAACTTCTGCTCCAGTAGAACGTGAATAAATTTCAATAGGAATGCTAGATATAGTTCCACAAATCAAATTGCGACATTGTGCAACGGATGGAATTGACATAGCATTTTGACGGTCGATGGCTGTGGCAAAATTGTTGTAACCACCCATGCCGTAATTGCCCCAGTATTGCCCATAAGGAGCGTCATAAATTGCTGGGTTTATTTGTGCTTTAATTTCAGCTTTTGCAGCTGTAACAGGCTCGTTATCTCGCCCGAAAAGGTTTTGGAGTACGCCCATAGTCCAGTAAGTATAACATGTAATTACGACAATGTAATTACAAACACGTTATTCCTCAGAAAAGATTTTAGGTGTTGATTGTGGCTTAGTAAGTTCGTGAACAACCATTGCAGAAGCAATAGCCGCTTGAACTGAACCTGCGCTGCGCCTACGGATGATTCTCCAGCCAGCATCATTTGTTTTCATCGCTACATTGTTCATAGAGGAGACCCATTCATCCTGTCCCGAGTGAACAAGTCTCCCATTATCTAAAGCGTCTTTTAGGTCTGAACAAGCTTGATAGAACTTCTGTCCTGACAATTCCCCAATCGTCACTCCAGACTTTTCAAGCCTGTCAGCGATTGTAGCTGTTGCGTACTTATCAAACAATACTAAGCGTGGACGGTATTTTAATACCCATGCATGGATGTCCCGGGCTAATTGAAGTTCGTCAACAGCTACTTCACTTGACCATGTATCCATAACACCCACACCGATTTTGCCATCCTCTTGCATAATACCGGCAACAAGTGAAGCTTCACGTTTTGATGGCGATACGTCAAAAGCCATAACCGTTGTCCCTGATTGTGGTAAAAGTTTGAGTTCTGTGTCGGTGGTTTTTTCGATTGTGCCATAACTCCACGGGCTTTCCAATGAGGATACCCATTGACAAAGCAATTCCGTCCGGGTTGATTCAACCGAGTTTGTAGCGACTGATTCTTCTAGCGTTTCTTCCGTGATGAGATGACCAAGAGAAGGATTTGCCATTGCCCACGCCTTACGGTCATTGATTTTACAATGCTGCGGCGCGCTGTATTCATACCATGCAAAACTTTGTGTCGGGTAAGACAAAGCGTTTTCCCTGAGCTCGTTAAGCACTTCGCTAAACGCATCTCCAGCGTTAGACGTCGTGAATGTGACTCCACCTGTTGCTCTAGTAGTTGGTCTAGCCGCTTTCCAACCCTCAATGTTAATTTCACGGAGCTCATCGATGTAAAGGAAGTCCACGGTCTTTCCGCGTGAACCCGACCTATTATCAGCTGTAAGTTCATATCGTCCACCGTTCTTGAAAACTACACGTTCTTGCCCGTTAGCAAAACGTGGCTTCTCTTTAAGCATCTCCACAAGCCAATCGTGGTCAAGGATGACATCGACTACTTGCCTAAAGGTATCCAGAGCCATAGCGCGGTTGCTTGACATCGCCAATATGCGCTCGCCGTTGATTAGACCCCACAAAATACGCATGCGAGCTACGTGCGTCTTTCCGTTTTGACGAGCAATCAATAATCCCGCTGTTGTGCGCTTGAACTTGCCGTTTTCGTCAACTTTCATCATGTCATCGAGCACCCAGCGTTGCCATTCGAGCAGGGGTTGCCCAATTCGTTCCGCCAACTCCACGATTTCATTCACTTTTGATTGCCCCTCAATGAGAGGAGTGTGAATCCGGGGTATTACCGCCCCTTTAAGTTCTTTCATGGTCGTTCAAAGGGCGATATGTCCGATTTGTCCCTTTTGGAGAGAGAAATGTCGAT